GTGCCCGCAAACCCTTGTGCATGCGCAACTCCTGAACAATTTGAAGATTTCTGTAATCGACGTGCCGCGATTCTCGACGGAAGAGCCAGTCAAGTTCAGATCTCACACATGTGTGAAGGTGAAGTAGAGGACGAACTGGGTCCTCTTGCACAAGCTCTACAATCGGGACCTTTTTCAGATATACCACTTATGGGTTCTCCCGGTTGCGAAGATGGGTTGCTCCCATTCGAGCCTAAAGAAGCAGTAGCGGTGTCTACTGCGGTCCTCGATACTCATCTTAAGCAGATAAAGACAGACTTCACACAAGATATGTTAGGTTCAGGACCTTTCTTTGAATCAGATTGGGGATTGCTAAATATGGTTCTCTCTGATACTCTGGGGAACCCTTTAAGTACCCACAATAGGAAGAAGAAGTGGGACATCGGAAGAAAACAATACGTTGATTATTATGTAGAATCCCCGGGTTGGATTTGGAATACCTATGATGACGCTAGCGATCAAAAAGGCGGATACCCAGTTAAGGTAGCCGAACGTCTTCAAGAACAGATGGCTGGTTCTGCGGTTGTCTACAACTCTAATAACGAAATCGCACCGGAAACAACTTTTACGAGATCATTTGATTCGCTGAATATTGGACAAGGCCGCAACTGGTTCGACACAGACATAAATCTCACAGAACTTCCAGACTTTGGCTATGACATCGACATAGAAGTTGATTGGCCGAATGAAGCCATTAAGTTAATAAAGAGCGCAAGAAAGAAGAACCCGGACGTGGTTCTTAAATATTATAATCATTTGGAAGGCTACGGCTCCCTTATGGACCAAACCGATTCCTCTGTTAATTGGGCAGCTTCCCCAGAAAATCGATGGAACTTCGCATTTGACTTAGAGGTATATACAGCCGAAATGACTGATTCAGATGTTCAAGTATCTGCCCGAGCCCGTCTTGGTCCGTTTGGTCGAGTTTTTGAATCGGGGTTGTCCGGGCCAAGAAACAGACCCGGAGATATCACAAGAATTAAACTAGTAGAATATAACAAAGTTACCGATGAGTCCGCTGCAGCAAACGCTCAATATAATGAAGGCGACCAAAACACCGCGGATGATGCTACGCCGCTCCCTCCAAACATGATCACGGATGAAAGCGCCGTTAGTGAAACAGTCGCGTTTGAGTTTGCTGCATCCGACGACTCTTTTAAGGGCGTTAGCTTGCTTAAATACCCCAAACTAGTAGGAGCTTTCACACACGAAAGTGCTTACGCACCACAGGTAGTTTTGCTGCATGAAATGATGGAGAAAAATGGGCAAGAGATTTCAATCGATGACGTAAAATCATTTTATGATAAGAGCACTTCAGAGATGTATAACTCGTTATTGCAAACGGTTTCTGATGACAAAAACAGCGCATGGAAATATGGTGCTGAGTGGGATAATATAACTTCCGCTGATTTGGAATATGTTCTCGATGAGTCGACTGGTTCACCTAAATCTTATTACGATTCCAGCTATAAGGAAGAAGACGGAGTATTGGGAATAAGCGGATATCAGTGGCAAATGAAATACAACGGAAGACCCGGACCAAACCGGGTTTATTACCTTCCTCCTGCTAAATTTGGTGGCTCTTATATGAGCCCTCCCATCTATATCGCGCCGGTCCAAAATAAAGGCTGGCTTGGGTTCCTCGATGTATTATTTCCGGAACCTAGTTCATGTAAACCATCCAAGCAGGAGTTGGTGGACTTTGTTGATATCCAAGAAAACATGTCGAAGACATACCCCTACATCCCAGAAGATGAGAGGCTGAGAGGAAACACAGATTGTGCGCTTGAGCTTCCATATAATCGAATAATGGAACGCCCAGCAATTTCTGGTATGGAAGCACTTATAACTGCGACAATCAGGATCTATGCGACTACTCACTTTATAAAGACCCTAGCAACGTTTGCAACTATTAAGCCAGACTTTGATCAGAACTATAGCAATATTTTCGCTGCTTATGTTGTTGAAGATATGGAATATTCATTAAAAGATGCACAGACTGCTTTTTGGGAGTTCTTTACTTTATTTAAAGATGAAGAATTCTGGTTTGCCTTCTTGGAACAAAGTGTGCAAGCATATTCCAGAAGGATCGATAGCGACGAAACTACAGAACCTGCGCCGGCGGTACTAGCTGCCTTTGAGAGGATTAACGATTACCAAGCGAATTACAAATACCCCACACAAAAAGATTTAGACAACGCCCCTGATGGCGAAACAGGTTGGACAACTACCCTAAGCAGCTATCGCGAAGAGAAAAACTTTGAAGCTATCCGCGACACAGAAGAGGATGCCAAGATTATTCTTGCCGAGATGGTAAAAGAGCAGTTAAATATAATTGGTGAGAGCTTGGTGAATAACTTTGATATCATTGGGGTTGAGCCAGAGATAAACGACTTGGCACTCTATATGATTGAGCAGTTTGCTGATGGCGGCATAGATCTTAATGTAGATCAAAAAGAAATTGTGGAACAAATGCCCTCCTTCCCAACAGAGGGTGATGGGCACTACACTAATGGTGGCGAGTTTGTAACAGAAAATGCAGAAGATTATCAAGGTTATTATCACGTTGAAACTGATGCTGACAATAAAATAATTTATGTGGAAGGAGAATATCCCTCCTCGGAAACAAACAAAGTCTTAAAGCCTATGGCTGACAGAATGGTTGTAGAGATAGGGGATATACAAGATTATGATTTCACTGCCACCGGCACCAAACCGTTTGTAATAGAAAAATACACCAGTATTAACGGAGAAAAGTATTCAACTCGACGCGCTATGGATATTATAAAGACAAACGTTAGTACGTTAAATGTCTCTGATGTTTATCCTGGCACGATGGATTTGGTAACTGATGATAGCGGTCAAGTTGTGGGACTGCAAGGGGAACTTGGTGTTCGCCACGGACTCCAGTTTTCAGTATTTATGTCGGGCAAGAAATATCCGGTAGCTACCACCGAAGTTGATATGTTAGACACCACAATTGAGAACGCGCAATCTTTAGACGGCGATACTAGGCTTCTTCTGTGCCTTCTCCGACAGCTGAAATCTGAGGAAGAGTTCAAACTCCTATATCAATATATCTACGGAGTGCCGAAGATGGCATCCACTATCGCCGTATATAACGATGTGGCATTTTTAAATGCCATAGGTGAGAAAATGGTGACGATGCAGCATGCGACTGCTGGCAATAAGCAGAGGTCCGATAAACCCGGCTATTATGTTGATGTAACAGATCCTGAAAATCCAACCCTTAAGGAAGGAAAAGAAGGCTGGGACCCCCGAAGCCTCGACGCTGGCGAATGGCTCTCGGTTGAATGGCGCAAGTGGGATAAAATCTTGCTCCGGAATTCCAAAGCTAGAATTAAAAGAACGTTTAAAACATACTATTATTCTTCCCGAAAATTCGATTTCAGCTTTGACCTTGGGTTTGATTTTGGCTGGTCTTGGACGAAGAACCTTCGTTCTAAGTTATCCTTTCCTATGGGTGCTCAAATGCTTCCTTGGTGGAAAAAGGCGAAACTTCGTTCCAATCCGTTTGATGCTAATGGGAAAATGTGTGAAAAGAAATAATTATAATTCTATTTATAAAAAGAGCAAGTTATGTCATCAATAGCAGTAAAATTACCATTAATGTATGATTCGGACGGGGGATATCAAATGTTGAGAACCCTTGCGTCAACAGCGCACCAAAATCTTAAAATGCTAATTCTGACAGAACCGGGCGAAAGAATCATGATTCCAGAGTATGGAGTAGGACTAAAGAGATACCTATTTGAAAATTCACACAGCGGAATTGAATCCGACATTTCCTCAAAAATACACCAACAAGTACGCAGGTATATGCCGTATATAAAAATTAGACATATAGCCTTTGATCAGCAGGAAATTGACAGAGGAATACTACAGATGAGAATACACTATAGTGTCCCTAAACTGAACCACAATTCTCAGCTTGATATATCAACATAAGGAGTTACCCAAATAAATGGCGGACGAACAGAAAAAGATTTTACCAATAGATTACACTCACCGTGAATATGAAAGTATTCGTAATGATTTGATGGGAATTGTAGAAAGGTTCTACCCTGATACTCTTCAAGATTTCTCTGAGGGTTCGTTTGGTTCAATGATGCTTGATGCGGTGGCATATGTCGGAGATCAGCTATCATTTTATTTAGATTACAATGTAAATGAGTGTTTCCTCGACACGGCATATCAATATGATAATGTTGTTCGTCATGGCCGCATCTTAGGATACAAGGCACAAGGTCGTCCATCAACCTATGGAGAGGTGTCGCTATTCGTAATGGTCCCAGCATCTAGCACAGGTATTGGACCAGATACTGCTTATGTTCCAATTCTCTCAAAAGGAACGACGTTTACGTCAGGAAACGGACTGGCATACATATTGACAGAAAATGTTGACTTTTCGCTCCCCACAAACACGACGATCGTTGCACAAGTGAACGAAGATACTGGTGCTCCAACTTGGTATGCGATAAAAGCACCGGGCACAGTCGTATCGGGAAGGCTCGGAAAACAGTCGATAAAAGTAAACAACTACCAAAGATTTTTAAAACTACAACTGTCTGCAGGAAATATCTCTGAGATCATCTCGGTAACTGACACTGAGGGCAATGAATACTATGAGGTTGATTATTTGGCTCAAGACATGGTGTTCAAAGAGATCGCAAACAAGAACTTTAAGAATGATAATGTTCCTTCAATCTTAAAACCCTATTTGGTCTCGCGCAAGTTCACCGTAGAGAGAAACAGATACGGAGTATACCTGCAGTTCGGCAGTGGTAAGTCAGGAGAAACTGACGTTATCGCCGACCCAGGCTCAGTTGCGATGGATATTTTCGGCAAGGATTATGTAAGCAGTACAACGTTTGATCCTACACGCTTATCAAAAAACTATAGCCTAGGCTACGTTCCTTCCAACACAATATTAACAATCACATACCGAACAACTAATCCATCGAATTCTAACATCGGCGCCTCACAACTCAACAAAGTATCGAGTGCCAGACTTAAGTTTGCTGACGAACTTTCTCTTAACTCCGGAGTTATGACAACAATCATGAACTCTGTAGAAGTGACCAACGACAAACCTATCATTGGCGCAGTGTCATACCCCACCTCAACAGAGGTAAAGCGCCGAATCTACGACACTTTTCCCACACAAAACCGCGCTGTTACTCAAGCTGATTATGAGAATCTAGCTTACAGGATGCCAGCTAAATACGGCTCTATCGCCAGATGCAGTACACAGAAAGATCCCGACTCTCTGAAAAGAAACTTGAACATGTATATTATTTCATCGGACAACAGAGGATTTTTGACCGAGACTAACTCAACAATCAAGAACAATCTTAAGATGTGGCTCAACCACTACAGGATGATAAATGATACCGTCGATATCTTAGATCCTTACATTGTTAATATCGGAATCAACTTTATAATCAAACCACAGCTTGGTGCTGACAAGTTTGTCGTATTAAATGCTGCAACCCAAGCACTCAAAAAGAAGTACA